ATACCCGAGAGCACAAATCATATTAACAGGTGACCCGGCCGGCCAGGCGCGCGATCCGATATTCGAAACAACGGCATTCGATCACTTACGGACCTTGGGGTTTACCAAGGTCCAGCCGGCGCCGACAAATGATTTTGGGGTACGTCGTGAAGCTGGCGCCGCGCCTATGATCCGGCTGATTGATCGAAAGCCTGGCCTGAGAGTGGCGCGCACGTGTGCAAAACTACGAAAGGCGCTAGCTGGTGGTTATCATTTTAAGCGGGTAGGGATACCTGGCGAAGAGCGATTTAGAGATGCGCCGAATAAAAATCAGCATTCGCACGTCGGCGATGCGTTTTCGTATTTGATGCTAGGGGGCGGAGAGTATAAGCGCTTGACCAGGAGTGGCATAAATTACGGAACTCAGGCCAAACAATACACGGCCGACTTTGATTTTGACGTTTTATGATAGACACAAGTGGATTTACATCCAATGTCCGATTACCGGAAGGGGGTAGGATTGTCCCATTTTTTTACGGACACGTTGCTTTGATGGATTTAAACGAGCATGATCTCGAATCCAGGGCAAATGTTCCGGACTGGCTGGACCGATTAAAGAATCAAACCAATATGGGGCCTTCATTTACCGGTCTTTATTACGGCAAGCCGATGCTTTCTTTTGGAATTATTCCCATTTGGCCAGGACTTGCCGAAGCCTGGATGGTGCCGGATCGCAATATTGATACCGTTGCGATACCGTTATGCCGTTGTGCGAGGCAATTTTTCTCTTGGGCTGAAACCACTATGCAACTGCGGCGCATTCAGATAATAGTCCGTTCTTCTAATGTACGCGCACAAAAGTGGGCGGAGTTCTTATACTTTGAGAGAGAATCGGAGTTAGAGGCTTTTGGCCCTAGCGGTGAATCGCATTTTATGTATAGGAGGTTGAAAAATGGGGGGAATGTTTAGTGGCGGTGGAGGTAGTGCGCCGCCGCCGGCAAGGCAAGTGCAGGCAGAAATAAAAGCCGAGCCGGTAAAAGCGACTTCTGAAGAGGCGCAAACAGCGGCCAATACCCGCGCCCGCCGCCGGATGGGTAGTCGTTTGTTGTTTAGCCAAGAGCGCTCGGCCGGTTTGGGCATGAGCGGGACACCATTAGGCGGCGGCTCGGGCGAAGGTAAGAATACATTGTCTTAATAGGAGAAAGTTATGGGAGCATTATTTGGCAGTCCGTCTGTTCCAGCGCCGCCGCCTCCACCGGCCCCGGATCCAGCCATTGCTGAAAATCAGAGAAAACAAGAGGAGCGTCTTGCGGCACAAGAGAGGGCGCAACAGCAACGCTTGCAAGCTACAAAGCGCGCGCGTCAAAGCGGCGGTATGCGTTTGCTTTTTAGTCCGGATCGTCAAAATCCAATGTTGGGAATTACTACCCAATCCCTGGGTGCTGGTGGCACCAACACAATGGAGTAATCATGCCTGAAGTCTATGACAAAGAGGGAAAAGTCCTTAAAAAATTTGCGTACACCAAAGCGGGCATGGTCGCGGCCCGTCGATACGCCGCCCAGGTAAAGGGCCGCGTTGAGCTGGAGCATAAATCCGAAATGGCCGGCAAGATGAAGCGCAAAAAAGAGTATATGTAATGCCGTTGAAAAAATACCAAAACCCTAATGGTGGCCTTAATGCGGCCGGACGTGCGTTTTATAAGCGCACCGAAGGATCAAATTTAAAGTCGCCCGTTAAGGGGGCGCCATCCGGTCCGGAACAGTTACGTCGCAAGGCGTCATTCCTGGCCAGGATGGCGGGTAATGCTGGACCTGACTACGATGAGAAGGGAAGGCCGACGCGAAAACTTTTATCGTTACGCGCCTGGGGCGCGAGTTCGACGGCAGATGCAAAACGGAAAGCGGCGTCGCTTTCTGCGAGATATAAGCGAATGAAGGAATCGAAAAAATGAGAAAAATGCCGGTTGCACACGTATTAAAGCGGGCAGAATTGGCGGATTCGCGTAAGGATCTATGGCGATCAATCTACGAAGAATGCTACGAGTTTGCGCTCCCCCAGCGTAATCTGTATAGCGGCCAGTATGAGGGCAAAACGCCTGGTCAACATAAGCGCGCCAGAGTATTCGATTCGACGGCGATCAACTCTACTCAGCGTTTTGCGAACCGGATCCAGTCGGGCCTATTCCCGCCCTACCGTAAATGGATGCAACTGACGCCAGGATCGTCGATCCCGGCAAGTAGGCGCAAGGAAGTAGCGGACGCCCTGGACATTTACTCCGATAAATTCTTTGAAGTCTTGCGGCAAACTAATTTTGACCTAGCAATATCGGAGATGCTACTGGATATGGCCGTCGGTACCGGCGTAATGCTTATCATGCCGGGCGATAAAGATACGCCCATCCGGTTTACCGCGGTGCCGCAATACCTGGTCTCATTCGAAGAGGGCCAACACGGTACCGTCGATAATGTGTACCGTAAGTTGCGGGTCAAAGGTGAGGCGATCACGACACAATGGAAAGATGCCAAGATCCCGGCCGATCTCCAGGTAAAGATTGATCGTAAACCAGAAGAAGAGATCGACTTGCTGGAGGCAACAGTCTATCACTACCTTACAGGTTCTGTTTGCTATTATGTTTTGGAACCCAAGGGTAAAAATGAAATCGTTTATCGTGAGCTAAAGAAGAGTTCGCCCTGGGTGGTGGGCCGTTATATGAAGGTGGCCGGTGAAGTTTATGGCCGTGGCCCCCTGGTCAACGCTTTACCTGACATTAAGACACTAAATAAAGTTAAGGAATTGCTACTTAAAAACGCATCGATCAGCGTGGCTGGCGTCTATACGGCCGCGGACGATGGCGTATTGAACCCGGCGACAGTCAAAATTGCTCCTGGATCGATTATTCCGGTGGCTCGCAACGGCGGACCCCAGGGAGAAAGTCTGCGCCCATTAAGATCCGGCGGAGACTTTAACGTATCCCAACTCGTTATCAACGATTTGGTCAATGCCATTAAAAAAATGCTATTGGACGATACCTTGCCGCCGGATACCATGAGCGCAAGATCAGCAACCGAAGTAGCCGAGCGCATGAAAGAGCTGGCGCAAAACATTGGTCCAGCGTATGGCCGTTTGATTACTGAGGTGATGCAACCGATTGTGCGCCGCACGATGGAAGTTATGGACGAAATGGGGATTATCGATTTCCCATTGAAGGTGGACGGATCTGAAATTAAAGTCGTACCAACTGGATCGCTGGCGCAAGCGCAGAATATGCAAGAAGTCAATGATGTACTGCAATTTGTCCAGGTGGCCGGCCAAGTCGGTCTAGGCACCCAGCTTGCGATTAACCAGGAAGAGCTGGCGGATTACCTGGCCGATCGATTGGGAGTGCCAAGTTACTTGATTAACTCAAAAGAACAACGCCAGGCAATTATTGCGCAAATGGCCCAAGCCGCGCAAATGGCCCAAGCCGCGCAACAAGGCGGCGCAGAACAACCACAAGCACAACAGGTTGAAAAGATGATGGATGAAGGATGGGATGGTCTCCGGTCACCGGAGATTAAGCAAAAAGGCGCATTGGACAATGAGATTGATCTCCTGGTCACTCGCGTCTTTTCAACCGATGATGGCGTAAGGCTCTTGGATTGGCTAAGAGCTATAACCATCGAACAGCCGACCTGGTATCCGGGCGAGGACCCATCCCATGGGTTTGCCCGCGAGGGACAAAACTCCCTTGTCCGGGAATTGGAGAGGCGAATTAAACGAGCGAGGTTTAAAATATGATGAGCGATACCGACAACTTGACCGCTGATACTAGCGACAATCAAGCCGGCAACAACGCAACAGGTGGCAACAAGGAAGATTCAGGTAGCCTACTGAATGTAAAGCCAGCGGCAAAATCCGATCTAAAGATGGATGATCTTGCGGCGCCACATATGGAAGTAGATCCGTCCGACAGGTCCCAGGTAAAAGACGATGACGGCGAAGAACTAGATTTTGTTCGCCCGGACTTTTTTCCCGAGACTTTTTGGGACGAAGAGGAGGGGCCGGACGTTGAGGGCTTGGCCAAGGCGTACTCCGAGCTACGGGCCAAAATGTCTGCTGGAAAGCATAAGGCACCAAAGGATGGTAAGTATGAGATTACCACCCTGAAGGACAAGGGGATTGCTGAAGATGATCCGATGCTAAAGGATTTCGTGGGACTGGCCAAGGAGCAAGGTTTAAGCCAGGAACAATTCGATCAAATGATCGATCTTTACACGAATTACATGGGCGCCGCTGAAGAGCAATTTAAGACTAGCCGAGAAACCGAGATGAAGAAATTGGGCCGCAATGCGGACAAGATTGTTCAATCGACGGAACAATGGTTAGTCAAAATGCAAAACGCCGGCACCCTAAATCAGGGCGAGATTGAGGCAATTAGTCGCGCCAGCAACAATGCGGCTTTTATTTCTGCATTACACAAGATCAGGGCATCCTATATGGAAACAGACATTCCTGGACTTGAAATGCAAGAAAATCAAAAAGTAAGCATGAGCGACGTTCAATCGATGATGGCCGATCCGAAATATGGGAAAGATTCTATCTACACGAAAAAAGTGGAGGACATGGTCTATTCAATGTTTGGAGAGGGAAACCGATAGCCTTCCCGGTCATTACAAAAAAAATGCAAAGCTAATTGCAACGCACTATTTTTTTATTTATAGTGTTACTTAATGGATAACCGCAAGGCCCGTTACTGCGCGTAGCGACCCGCTTGGATAATCGCAAAGCTAAAAATGTTTTTTAATTTTTTAAACTTTGATATGAAAGGAAACTGAGATGTCTATTAATATCTCTAATGCTTTCGTTACGTTATTCGATAGCGAAGTAAAACAGGCTTACCAGGCGCAACGCGCCCTTGCCGGTTTGACCCGTGAGCGCACTAACGTAGAAGGCTCGACTGTAAAATTCCCAAAAATTGGTAAGGGAACCGCATCCGTTCGTGTACCACAAACCGATGTAGTGCCTTTGAATGTTACTTATTCACAAGTAACTGCAACCATGACTGACTATATCGCCGCGGAATATAGCGATATTTTCCATCAGCAACGCGTCAACTTTAATGAGCGTCAAGAACTCGTTCAAGTCGTATCCGGTGCTATTGGCCGTCGCATGGACCAAGTAATCATCGATGCACTTATTGCCGCATCCAGCACCGGCACCGTTGCGAACACAATTCAAAACGATGGCACAACTGGATCTGCAACTGACCTTAATGTCGGTAAACTTCGCGCCGCTAAGAAGTATTTGGACGCGAAGAACGTACCAATGGAAGGCCGTACCATCGTTGTCCATGCAAACAACTTGTCTGCTCTTTTGGGTCAAACAACCGTAACCAGCTCTGACTTCAACACCGTCAAGGCATTGGTAACCGGCGAAGTGGATACCTTCTTGGGCTTTAAGTTTGTAACCATCGGTGACCGTGATGAAGGTGGCTTGCCTAAGGCTGGCGCCGATCGTACTGTATTCGCATTCCATCGCGATTCAGTAGGCATGGCAATTGGTCTCAATCAAACTAGCCGCGTTGACTATATCCCCGAGAAAACTTCTTTCTTGGTGGCGTCTATGTTTAGTGCCGGCTCAGTAGCGATTGATTCTGAGGGCATCGTTAAAATCACTTGCGCTGAATAAGGAGGCTAGATCATGGCATTCACAAGAGATAATTTTGGTCCAGTCGGTAACGTATCTAAAGCCGGTAATTCTCCAGTTATGTGGGGGTATAAGACTGCTGACGCAATTGCCGATGTAAACAATGCTGGGTACTTTAATGCAGTATCCGACATCGTTAACGTGGGCGATTTGATTTATTGCGTCACTTCAACTGGTAGCACAATCGTTGCAACTTTTGTTTATGTTGTATCTAACGCCGCTGGCGTTGTTGACGTAAACGACGGTACAACTTTGGCTAATACCGATACTGACTAATCAGTATCAATGAACCCGGGCGGATTTTTCTGCCAGGGTTTTACTTATTAAAGGAATTTTATGGCGTCAGGCGATACGAAACTATCTATATGCTCTGATGCTTTAATTTATCTAGGGCAAAAACCATTAACTTCATTTGCCGAAACTTCTGATTCGGCGCAAATCTGTGACCGCTTGTATGATGACATTCGGGACATGGTTTTATCGATGTATCCTTGGAGTTTTACTCTAAAGAAAGTCCAGCTCGCTCGTCTTGTTGATACGCCCGCATTTGGCTGGAAATATTTGTATCAATTGCCAGGCGACCGCCTGGCTGGAATTCGTGCAGTTTACTCAGATGACATCATAGGTTATCCAGCTACCGTAGAATTTGATATACAACAAGATAAATTGCTTTCTAATATTGAAGAGGCATGGATTGATTACCAATACCGCACTCCCGAAAGTGAAATGCCTAGCTATTTTGTTAACTTCTTAAAGTATGTTTTGGCCGCTAATTTTGCGCAAATGGTGACTGACCAGCTCACTAAGGCTGATTATTATCAGCGTTTAGCATTTGGCCTTCCTGAAGAAAATATGCGTGGCGGATTTTTCCGCCAGGCTATGGCGATTGATGCTCAAAGTCGTCCATCCGTTACTTTGGAAAATCAAAACGCATACCCATTGATTAATGTCAGGTTTGGATAATGCCGCGCACAGTCCTCATTCAAACCAATTTTGTAGTGGGGGAATTGGACCCGCTATTGCGCGGCCGTATTGACTTAAATCAATATTACAACGCCTTACAAAAAGCAACCAATGTAGTTATTCAACCCCAGGGCGGCGCACGTCGTCGCGAAGGGTTGCAATACATTGATACGTTGCCGGCTAACCTAGCAAGCCAGGCTCTTAAACTTGTACAGTTTCAGTTTAATGTGGTCGATTCGTATATGTTTGCGATCGTGCCTGGGCGCGTTTACATTTACAAGAACAAGGCCCTGGTAACCAATATCAATGGATCCGGCAATAACTATTTAGCCGTGGCCGGTTTTACGGCCGGAGTAATTCCAGGACTAAAGTTTGCTCAATCGGCCGATACGATTATTTTTGTACAGGAAGATTTGGCGCCGCTTAAATTTGTACGTGGCGTCAATGATGCAACCTGGACAGTCTCAACAATTACATTTGAAGAGATCCCGTCTTATGCTTACACCTTGACGGTGACAACTCCAGCCGTTGGACATTTAACCCCATCGGCAACAAGTGGTAATGTGACATTGACATCACAAAATAGTTATTTTGTAGCTAGTGATGTCGGTCAATACATTAATGCCGAACCCCAGGGGAGAGCAAAAATTGTTGCATTGGAATCAGGCACAAAAGTTAAAGCCGTTGTTGAGATTCCGTTTTTTGATACTAGCAATATCGCCCAGGGCAACTGGGAGATTGAGCGCGGATATGAACCGTCCTGGAGCGCATCCCGCGGCTGGCCAAAATCGGTTACTTTCCATGAAGGGCGGTTATTTTTTGCTGGCGCCAGGTCTAGGCCGACTACGGTTTGGGGATCGCGCGTATCCGACTTTTTTAATTTTCAATATGGCGAAGGTTTGGATGATGAGGCGGTCGAGGCGACAATCGACACGTCTCAATTAAATACGATTACAGATATTTATTCGGGCCGCGATCTACAAATTTTTAGTATTGGCGGCGAATTTTTCGTACCCCAGGCAACCTTGGAGCCGATTACGCCGACAAACTTTATTATTCGTACGTCAACAAAAATTGGTTCTAAAAACAATTTTCCAATTATTGGCCTGGATTCCGGCACTTTATTTTTGCAACGCCAAGGTAAATCAATTAACGAGTTATTGTTTACTGATACCGAGGCAACTTATGTTACCAACAACGTTACATTATTATCGGGACACCTGGTAAAAAATCCAGTTGATATGGCGCTAAATCGTGCGACGTCAACCGACGACACCGATCGCTTGTATATCGTTAATGGTGATGATGGAACGATTATGTGTATTTCGCTATTGCGTTCACAAAGCGTTATTGCACCGTCGGAGTTGGTTACGGATGGACTATTTAAAGCCGTAGCCGTCGACGTTAATACGGTTTATGTGATTGTAACCAGGACTGTAAACGGATCAACTGCTTATTACGTTGAAGCATTTAATCGTGATCTGACAATGGATTGCGCCAAGTTTGCTAATACTAGCGGAGCGTCCGCATCGATGTTGCACCTGGTAGGCAAAACAGTCAAAGTTATCCGCGACGGTATCCTAGAGCAAGATAAAGTAGTGCCAGGCGGCGGAACTGTAACATTTTCTAAGGCCGCAACATCGTCATGGCAAGTGGGTTTAAATTACAACATTAATCTAAAAACTATGCCAGTCGAAGCCAAAATGGCATCGGGGAATATTCGCGGATTCAAAAAACGCATCATGGAGATAAACGCGGACGTTTATAAAACACAGTCTATGACGATTAACGATAACCCAATTCAGTTTAGACAATTTGGATCAGGCGTATTGGACACGGCCATCCAGCCATTTACTGGAGTAAAAAAAGCTGGACCATTGCTAGGATTTGACAAAGA